AAAGAGTGTCCATGATCGTTATGCAAGGATGCCAAGGTTTTGCAGAGCTTGCACAACCTGTGCAAGTGTATATCCGTTAAATGTGGTTGCGTCATCAACTGCGGTGCCACCGCCTCCTGCAACAGTTGCAGAGCCTACCGCTGTAGTGGGTTGGACTACTGGTGTAGCACCAAACAATGCGACTGGTTCTGTGGCAGCGGAGCCAAGCTGGATACCTCTAACAGTGCCAGTACCTCCTGCTTCTGATTTGATTTTGAATACGTCTGCATCCCAGTTAAAACTTAAACGCTCAAAGTTACTGGCGTCGGTGTAGGTGTTGTAAAGGCGGTAGGTTTGGGAAGCGGTGCCGTTGCGTTGGGCGAGGATGTTATCGGCGTCGCGGTAGATGGTAAGTGTTGGAGTGCCGCCAGCCTGCCCCGAAGCGCCCCACCCTAGGTAGCCAGAGTCACTTCGAATCTGAATACTACCAGTACCTGGGCCGCCAACTTTGATAAATGGTTGAGTAATACTGCTTACCGAAAGATGGTATCCGCCACTAACATGAAAGACGCCAAATAGATTTCCACCATCAGCGGGAAACCCGGAATTGTAGACAGCCAGCGCTCCATTTGGCCCAACCGTGAATGAACTCGTCCCACCACTCTGCAGATCCAGCAGGTTGCTACCTGCAGCACTTACAGGTGAACCACCAGCGCCATCTGTTACATTCAGCTTCAGTCCAGTGAAGACTGTCGAAGCATCATTCCAATCCGGGTCAACAGTAAAGTCGCTGTTACCATTTAGCGTTCCAGCGTCGTTGTACTGGATTGTGCCGTTAGCACCGTTAACAAGTGCAACAGTGCCAGTGGCATCGGGGAAGCTGATTGTGCGGTTAGCAGTGGGTGTTACTGCTTGAACTGTGGTGCTGAAGCTGCCGCCGTCGTCCAGGTCGATGTCGCCATAAATCTTTGCAGAGCCGCCATCAACAGTGCTTGCACCAACTGTCAAAGCATTAGTTGTCTTATTGAAGGTCAGGCCGCTGTCGGCGCCGAAGCCGCCGTTATCGTTGAACTGCAGCTGGGTGTTGCTGCCTGCTACTGGGTCGGTGCTTGTACCAGTCAGGATTAGCGTGCCAGTGCTTGCCTGGATGCGGCCTGCGTAGGCCACAACTTGGCGGTAGCCGCTTGTTGGCTCGACATTTGTTAGTCCGCCGCCGTTTGCGACGTACAGCGCATCATTTGTGCTCCAACCGGGGGTAGCGGTGTCGTACTGGTAGATTTCGCCGATGATTGTGCCGTTGCCCTCGCCGTTTACCGCAAGGGTGTCTTCCAGTAGGCCGACTGCAGGGCCTTTGGCGGGGTCGGCGCTGTCCGCTGCTTGGATTTCAACTGCATCGCTGGCGCCAACCGTCCCAGTAATGTAAAACGGCGTGCCCTTGGCAAGCTGTACCGTGTCGGTGTTCTTGACGTGGATGTAGACGCTGCCTGCGATGTTGCCGTGGATGTGCTCGGCAGTAAGCAGCGTGTTGACCGTCAGCGTATTAAGCGTCAGCGGATCAGGCACTGATGCACTAACAGTGCCAGGCACCCACTCGCTGCCGTCGTACTGCAACACCTCGCCAGTCGTTGGCGGTGTCGTCGTTAAATCAACGTCACCAAGCTGATCAAGGCTGTAGTCACCTTCTGCACCAATGACCGCACCTGTTCGGCCAAATACTGAATCAACAGCATTAACCTCTGCGCCAGCCTGAATACCATCTAGCTTTGTCTTGTCTGCAGGCGCCATCAAGCCTGCATCAGCACCTGTGACCAGTGGCACAGTTGCGTCAGCACCAGCACTGTTGGTCACCGTGCCATCAGTGGCTGATGCCGTGTAACCGAGGTCAACGCTGCTTACAACGTCACCAGGCACCCAGTTGGCACCGTCATAAGCCAAAAACTGGCCATTGACAGGCGCAGCAGTACTCAGATCGACATCACCAAGCTCGCCTAGGTCATAATCGCCATCTGCCGCCACAACAGCGCCAGTGCGGCCAAACACTGAATCAACATCGCCACCAGATGGCGCAAGCTTGACCACATTGCCTGCACTGTCCTTTGTGTAGAGCGCAGTGCTATTGGCGTTGATGTTTAGCGCGATTTCGCCATTGACAAGATCAGACGGCTGAGGCGCTTGGTCCTGAACAGAGCTGTGTTTGTGTCGGACGTTCAGAGACATGGATAAACCTCCCGGTCAAAGGCGCATACCGCGCTAAGCGCATTCTAGAGGAGGTACTTCCCGGCAACGTCGTGCAACAGTCTGACCTGGCCTGTTGTGACAAACTGGATCTGGCTTTGGATTAGCTCGCCAGGCGTCAGCTGAGTTGCCACTGATGTCACCACGCAATTTGCCAGATAAAACAAGGCGCGATCACTGGTGTTGCACAGCTCATCAAGCGGGATGGCATCAGTGCGTTTTAGCAGAAAAACACCCGTAAAATCCGATCCAATCTCTTGCCGAATGGCCAGCCGATGCATGTAGACAGGTGATTCGGTGTCGTATGAGCCGTCTTGCAGGCGCCAGTTGGCATCAAAAAAACAGGTAACGTCACCGCTGCCCGAGACAAGCATTCCCATCTGTTGGCGGAAGGCATCGCCAAGGCTGGTGAAATCCGCAAGATCGCGATCGGTGTTCAGTGTCCAAGCAGTCGTCTGCGCTAAGCACAAATCCAGATCAGTTACCACTTCATAGGAGATTCGGTACGAACTGCTAGGTGCAACAAGCGTTAGCGCTGCATCAAGGCTGCCTTCAAGGGCATTGCTCCATAAGTCATAAAGCCTGATGCCGCCAACGCCATCCACGTTGACGTACAGCGTAATTTCCGTGTCGGTCACGCCACCGATGAAGTCAAGCGGCCCACCTGACACACCATTGGCATCAACGCGTGTGAATTTGACCTGATCGCCAGTGATCAAGGTTGTCTTGGCCAAGCCAAGATCAAACCGCTTGTCAGGGATGTCAACGTTGGCCGCCTCCAGCAAGCCGTATGCAGGCCCTGCATATGCTCGGCCCAAACGTAGGCCACCTGCTTCACCAAGCCAAAGAGCCATTAGACAACGGTCACGGTGGTCAGGGGTCCAGTCACATTGTATTGAATGTTTGCCTGGATAATTTGCGCAGCTTGTGCCGTGATGTCAACAGAGGAGATCAAGCAGGTAAATTCAAGAACCCTTTCAGCTACTCCGCCATTGTTCAGCTGCAGCTTCAGCACTGTGGCCGGAGCATTTGGCGTTTGAGTGGTACGCAAAACATCATCGAGCAACGCAGCACCTTCGATTTGGTTGCTTGCGTTCTCGTAATAGAAAATTGTGGCACTGCCAGAGTAGGACTGATTCCCGTTGATATAGGTCTTGGCGTACTGGCTAAGGTTGGTGGTTTCTAGGCTATCAACGATTCCAGTCAGGTTCCAAGACTCAACGCGTGCGACCTTGCTGCCGTTGACGTACAAAGCGCCATCGATGCCCGTGTATTGCTTATTTGCCATGGCGCGGTTGAGCCCTTACAAGGAGTCTAGGTAAATGGAACCGATGCAGTCAATTGCACTGATGCAGTGCCGATGCCAGGTGCCACCCACTGAACAGAAGGCGGCGAGGCGTAACGGTAGGTGTAATTTGTAGGTTGCAAATATGCAGTGTTTGACATCCCAGCCAAAACCTCTGCGCTTAAGTCGAAGTCTTGGTACGAGCCTTGTGTGGCAATGTAATGGGCAAAAATCAGGCTGTATTCTGCTTCAGTTAAATTTTGAAAGGCCAGTTCAAGGGTAAGGCCAAATTGATTAGCGCCAAGCAGCACACGATTTTCAAGACCTGAGTACGTTTGAAAAACGCTAATTGGCTGCACGCCTTGCGTAAAGGTGCGACTTGAAGGCGCGAGAGCAGGGAACACCGGGCCGCCGCCTGGTGGTGCAACGCCACCACTGCTGCCAGAGTATGAACTAGTTTCAACAATATCTAGAAAGCTGAGATCGAGAGGCGTAAGAGCGTCTACGACTTCAGCTGTTGGCATCCCGCCGGGCAGCGTTGTCTCTGTCGCTGTGATTGTGTAATCAGCTGCCATGATGATCAGGTGAGATCGGGCTCAGTGGTGCCAAGATCAAAGATAAGGCTTGGATAGTTAGTGTCTGACTGAGTGCGGATCCAATAGCGACCGTTGGCAAGCATCAAGATTCCGTTTAAGGTAAAACCAGATCCATAATTGCTCCTAGAGCTAACGCTAAGGCTAGCAGGTACTTGGTAGCGAACATCTGACTGGTTGATGAAAAAAGCCGGGCCGAAGTCACTGGAAATATAGTAATTCATCCCAAAGTTTGTAAAAAATATCTCTGGCATCAAATTTTGATATGTGCTGCCGTAATAGGGCTGCGGAGATATGGCATACCGAACACCAATAGTGCCTGCGATGGTAGGCGCATTGGTCTGAGAAATGGCGCCATTAGTTAACATGGGCCAAATGCAAGTATTAGGATTGTCGACGGTGCCATCCCAAGTTCCGGCCTGAACAAATGCAGCACTGCTAAAACCTGGGTGATACCACATCACCTTTTTATTCCTAGTCACCAACGTGGCGGAGGGCTCTTCGTCGCTTGTCCAAAATCGCCAGTTAGAACCATAGAACGCATAGGATGCATCGTTATATACCATATCAACTCTGTCGGTCGTATCAGTCGCCAAATCGCCTGGAGCTGTCGTATAGGTTGCGTCTTCATATATTACACATTGTGTCGAAGTCGTGGCGCTAGACCAGTTCGCCCAAAAATAGCTTGCCCAAATGCCGCCTTGAAGACTATCGGTTGCAGAGTACGAAAAAACACGCTTGAAACTGCTGCCATCTGGGTGGGCACCAGTGAACCAACCCTTAGACGGAAGATAAGTATCGAACAGATATTCCATTGCCGTATTGTTGGCCGCCCTGTCGCCGGTCCACGTAACAGCATTAGCAAGGGTCCAAGTCATCAGAGCGGTTCCACCTATCCATTCATGATACTGCAGCTATGAAGTGAGGCCAAAAAGTGCCGCTTCAATAGCGCTTGGGTTGATGGTTGGAGCATTCATTGCCACCAATGGGCTGCTTAAGGTTGCGCCAAAGCAGTAGTCGTAATATGCATAAGCAAACCCAGGATTTGGGAATTGAGAACTGTATTGACTAAAAGGTGTTTGAAAATCTGCTTTTGTCAAAGGGTTTGGACCGTTCGTTTGCCTAGGGTAATCATACGGTTCAGTCCCACTGCTTGTACCAACAAGCACACCATTAAACCACAAGCTTATAATGGGCGTATTATTGGTGCCGTTGGGAAAATAAAGCTGAACATAATAATGATTCCACTGGTCGCCGGGAATAGTAATGATGCCCAAGTTACTATCGACAGTTCCGCCAATGCCATCACCCAATTGCACACGGATAATCGTCGGGTCTCCGAGATTTTGACCACCGCCTCTAGCTGCAAGCCGCCAGCCGTAAGGTTGATTACCCTCGCTCAGTTGACCTGCAATAACAAATAAGGTTGCAATTTTTGAGGAAACGACATTGTTGTAAATTCTGACGGACCATGAGTAATAAGGCCGCTCAGGGAACGGAAATGCGTTTTGGAAATACAACTGTATGTCTTGAAGAGTAGGGTTGGAAGATATGGCTGAAATCACGCCATCAAAAGCCCTAGTTGATACACGCTGGGCTCCGCCGTACACACCAACCTGAGCCTCTGAAGCCTCAAAGCTGAATCTGGTTGCAGCTGCAACAGGATCAGGCGCTGCTGCATCTAGTTGCGCTTCAATGTCTGCCGGCACAATAGTAGGCTGATTCATTGGCACCAAAGGCGTATCGGCTGTCCCACCAAAGCAATAGTCGTAATACTTTGTCCCACCGATCGTGTTCCCATCTCTTGCCACCCTGAAATCACCAAGCGCAGCATTGGTGCCAGCTGGCGGAGAATATGGAGTGCTAGGGCTGATGATTACATTGGCAACAAGTGCCCCATTGATCCACAAGCTAATCTCTGGCCGGTCTTGGTTTCCGTTAACCCAATTAAGCTGAATAAAATAATGATTCCAGCTGTTTGCTACTGACGTATCAGTGCCTATTACTTGAGGTGATCCTGAGCCAACAAACAGGATATTTGTAGAACTTGCTGTTATGATGTCAAATCCGGCACCATTGGCAACATCTCGGATGCCAAAAAATGTGTGATATTGAAAACTGCCTGAATTGTACGATCGCCACGACCACATGTAATAAAACGCGTTCGGGTCGGGGAAAGCGTTGGTAAATTTGATGTCTGGATAAGCAAAGGCTGTCTCAGCAGACTTGCCACCGCTGAATGCCTGAAGGGTCGACCTAGTATCAAGACCAAAAACGCCCGGTTGAGACTCTCCATCTTCAAAATCAAAGAAGCTGGCCTGTAGCCCCAGCAATGGCGCCTCCAATGCAGGCAATGCCGTCGAAAGCACATTTTGCACATCAAGAGCAACCAAGCTCCTGCCGGTTGCGTCTGTCGGAAAATGCGTTGCTTGAATGCGGTAAACGCCCTGCTGATCCTCAAGGATCGAATCGACTTGATATAAATCCGTAGTTTCTCTTGTCACACCTTGTGACTCGTACGACCAAACCACCTCAATCACATCAGTTGGCAACAAACCAGAAGAATTGGATGTTGTCTGAAAACTTACAGTGTTCGTAACATAGCGACGCGTAGAAATGATGTAAGTACCAATAGCCTCAGCGTGACGAGAATCAGTGCAAAACTCATCCATGTCATACTGTTCAAATGGCCCATCAACAGCAAAGCCTTCGTAGCGAACCTCTGTGACCTGTGATTGCGAAAACACTGCACTGGTCTGTGCTCGCCAAGACATCAACGCGCAGAACGGGCGCAATGAGTCTGTTGGCGTGTATTCTTTCGCGTATGAACCGGCAACAATGTTGGCATTGTTAAAGGTCGCGACAGGGGTAATAGCTCCTACGTCAAGCGAGCCATCCGCGGCCAATGGCAGCAATGGCTTAAGCATGTACTTACCGCCTGACTGCACAAAGCGCAGCAAGTAATACTGCGAAACACTGGTTAGGTAATCGCGCAGGTTTACGCTGTTAGATAGAACACCATTAAACGGCAGACCGATCTGTTCATTGAACGTTGCCGCGGCCTGGAAAGATGGCAAATCAATGAGCTGCTCAACAACGCTGCCTGTTCGCTTCAGCAAGTAATAAGCAAGATCAGGGAAGCTGCTTGAGCTTCCACTGCCGCCAAGCACCTTGTCTACAATCACGCCATTTCTGATAAAGCAACGTATTTGCTGTGAAAGGAACGATTGATCAGTGCCGTTCACGTATCCACCCGTGACGGCAAGAGTCGTCATGCCGCCAAATGTCCCACCACTGCCAGGGAACAACCCAATGCCACTGTTGATCGGAGGCGTGCCAGGTGAATAATCAGGAGACGGCGCAGTATAGATCCACTCCTTCCAAGCAAGGCGATAATAAACATTTGCGGCTTCTGGCAAAGTGAAAGTCGCTATTAACGAGCCGCTGCCCTGCGGAATCTGAGAGCCAACATTTGTAAGCTCGTAAAGCTCAAAGCTGTTTCTCGTATTTACGGCCTGAATCAAAGTGTTGCCAACCCAAAAATTAACTGTCACTTGAATTGGTTGATCGTTAAAATCAAACACACCAATTGTAAAATTATCAATAATCGCTACGTCAACGCCAAATAAAAGGGTTTGCGACTGCGCGCTTTCTACCGTTTTTTCGTAATGCAAGGGCCCACCAGCTGGCGGGAAAACGATATTTTTGAATGGAGAAGTAAATGATGTGCTTGGGAGTGAGCTTGACAAGCTGGAAACATTAAAGCCACCAGGCGTGCCAACTGTTGGGCTGCCAGCCTCTAAAAAGGTCAGCGTATAGTCAAAACCAACAGTTGCAAGGCCGCCAAACGTTGTCGAAACGCTAGGCGAAAGCAACGTATTGAAAGACAATGCCCCCTTGTATATGTCGGATATTGGGATCCGAGGCACTTCACCATCACTGATGATCAAACCAAACGAAAAGAAATCGTCTGAAGACTCGTCGTATTGGATGCCATAGCGAGCAGCAGGCGGTGTCAGCCAAACGCCTCCGGTGTCTGTTGATGACTCATAAACACCAAAAACAAGGGGTATCGCACCACCGATTTGCAAAACCCGCTGCTGCTGTGTGCTGTTATTGTCTGTCGTTTGCAGCGATACAATTTCATCTCTCCGCAGGTTGGCGGTGATCGGCGATGATGCGCTTTGCGGCGAGATGTAACCAGTCATAGTTGCGGTGGTTCCCCTACTAGCGTTGTGGTGAATCTACGTGGTGGCGCTTGCGCCTTGACCGGATCTAGGCTGGTGCCAACCTCAACTGTAATGCTTTGGTCCGTCTTGCTGGCACTTAATACTTCGCCCAAGAACCTTGCAAAAGTTGTAAGGTTTCCAGGTGGTAGACCTGCTTGAGTTGGCGCAAACTCTTTCAGTTCGCAATCGTAAATGTAACCATTCACGGCGCTTGCATCAATTACCTCCTCAATTGATGACTGCAACCCAAACTCAAGAGCAAACGACTGCTGACCGCCTGATGAATTTGAAGTGATCGAACCAGCAGTGAAAGGCTTGAACCAATAACCATCGACGACGATGTTAGGCCAATAGTTTTGATACCTTGCCACAACCGTGTTGAAGTTTTTCTGCCTGATCGTCAGAAACGCGGCAATGCCTTTGCTCATCGTGCAACTCCCATACGACGACGCAAGCCAGGATCGCTTGTGATCGTTTGAATCGTCTGATTAACGGCGCTGCTCATCGCTCGGGTCATGTCTGCCTTGGTGACGTAATCAGTGCCATTCATTTGCATCACAGGGCCTGTGGTGAGGTTGATCTGTGGCGTTGCCATGCTTAGGACTGCATCACCACGACGACCTGCGCTGTAGTTTCGCATGGCTGCATCCATCTTGCTAGACGGAATCACATATTCAGGCTCTCCTCCTTCGCCAATCATGGCTTGAGTTGGCCGCGTGACGTAACCGCCTTCAGCAAACGGCACATTGAAACCACCTGATCGAGAGTTGTTATTGCGCACGATCGCTGTCAAAGCAGCGCTGCTAACGCCTAAATCTTCAAGCTGACTTCGAGCGGCAAGGATGTTTCGCCTGTAAATTTCCTGGTTGATGTCTCGTGCAATCTTCAAATATTTCTCTTGCAGCTTGTTGTATTCGCCAAAGCCTACAATGCCTTTTTTGACAAGTTCATTTTGCTCTGCTGCATATGCTGCGCTAAACAACAGGTTGTTTGCAGCTTCGCCAAACTGAGATTTAAGCAGCCCTGCAAGGTTGCCAGCCCGGCTAGTTGATTGGGCTAGCCTATCCATTTGATCGGCTGTGCCAGACGTGCTCTTTTCTGCGCTTGCCATGTTTGCGGCAAACCCTGCGGCTTCAACCTTGGCAGCGAAAGTCGCTTCTGCGATTTGATTTTGATAATTTCCAACCTCAATGGTTGTTTGTAGCTGCCGCTCAGCAATCAACCTAGTTTGAACTGCAATGTCGTAAGCTTTGGCCAGTTCTCTGTTGTAACGGCCTTCAGCTATCGCAAGCTGAACAGTAAGTTCAACTTGCTTTTCTTTGAGGATGGCGGCCTGCGTTTCAATGCGCTGCTTCTCTGTGTTAGCAGCTATCTGCTCCCTCGCTGCCTGAAGCTCAATCTGCGCCTGCGCAACAGTCAGGTTGTAAATCTGCTGCGCAAGCAGCCTGCGTTGTTCCTGTGTCTTGGCGCCATCAAGCTGACGGTTTAGCTGCTGCAGAAGAACATCGTTCACGGCAGTTTCAGCCGCTGCCCTCGCTTGGGTAAGCGACAACTGTTGATCGACAAGAGAAGATCTGTTCTTCTCTGCCAAGTTAATTGCGTCTAGAACTTCACGTAATTGCTTTAAGGCTTCTGATTCTTGGCGGCGTTGTTCTGCGATACTGGCCACTTCGTTTGCTGTTCTTGCTGTAAGCAGCGCAATCACTTCTTGCTGCCGAGCCTGCTCTTCAGTAAGCTTCCCAGCCTGCTGCTGCAAGCTAACCTCAGCAATCTTTTGCCTCGCTATCTCATCGTTCAATTGAATTTGAGCTTCATACGCAGCAGCGCCCTCATCCCTAGCCTGTGCAATCTGAATCTCTGACTGAAGCAGCGCTTGGCTGTACTTGCTCTGATCAACCGTGGCCTCAGTTGATTTTTTAAGCTCTAACGCAACTTGCGCCTCAGCCTCAGAACGCAACCTGGCCTCATTAGCCAGATTGGCCGCGGCCTGCTTCTGTGCATCAAGATCTGCTCGGCCTGCCTCAAGCTCCTTGTTGTACTCCGCAACCGTATCTTTTGTAAAGCCAAACTTATCAGCAAGGAACCCTGCTGCGCTTACCGCAACATTGATTGCCGCCGCCAATGGAGAAGCCTTGATAAACTCCACCAGCCGTTGAAATGCACGTGCCGCAGCGCCGATCACTTCCGCAGTTACTTCAAAACCGCGAATCAACGTGTTCTCAATGACGTTTTTGATTGTCTCAAAATCGACCCCTTCGAACACGTCGCGCAACGTGTCATAAACTGGCCGCAAAGCCTCAAGAAACTTGGGGAAAATTTTGTCTGATATAAACTGCCAAAACTCGCCAAACGATTGAACGATTACAGAGAAGCCTTCAACCGCAGCGGCTGCACCATCAATTAAAGGCCCAGCCAATGGGGCTAATGCCTTGCCGATTGATTCGAACAGATCATTGAAATTTTCGCCTAGTAAGTCGATCTTGCCTGCCAGCCCTTCGCTGCCTGCCGCAATAGCAGCTCCACCATATTGCTTCTCAATTTCGCTCAGGATCAAGTTTTGGGCTTCAAGCTGGTTGCCACTTTCGACTAGCGACTTAATCAGCGTTTTCTGTGATTCGTTGAACTGAATGCCAGAACGGCTAAGAGCAGTCAGGCCAGTTGTCGGCTCTTGCAGAGCCTTTGCCAATTGAGTAGTGGCAGAGGTGACATCAGTGCCGATCACTTGCGCAACGTCACCCGCCACGCCAATTACCCGCTCATACTCACTCACAGCGATGCTGGTGAAGCTGGTAAGGATATTGGCCGACTGGATGTAATCCTCTTGTGTGAAGAGCGTTAGATTGCCAAACTCGTTGGCCTTGGCGATCACATCGTCAATAGCTTGCGAACCTGCAACGCCAAACTTCTGCAAGCCTTTTTCGAGTACCAGCAAATCTGCCTGGCGTTCACCGGCCTTTGCGAATGACTTGCCAAGCAGCGCAATCGCACCAGTAATTGTGGCGATCGGGCCAAGTGCTGCAGTAATTGCAGCACCTAACGTGGCCACACCACCTGATGCAGCTGTAGCGCTTGTGCCGAATGCGCGGATGCTATTGGCTGCCTTTGGAACTGCGCCCTGAGCACTTTTGGCCGCCTTGTCAACGGCAAAGATCTGATTGCTGAGCTTGTCAAGCTGACTGGCGCCTTTTACGGCGACCTGAATGTTTACCTGACTCTCAGCCACTGCTCCGCTCTCTATTTCCTACAGGCTAACGCCGGCGCATCCGCGATTTTTTCTCAGCTGCCTTTTGCTCCTTATGCTGCACGGTGAAATAGACGTTCCATAGGACCATCTCTTCGTGCGTCATGCTTTTGAGCAGGTCGCCAACTGTCATGTGCAGATAAGAAGCAAGGTAAAACTGAAACCTCAGCCAGTCGTCCTTTTCGAACGACCTTTCGATGCCAAAGGGGAATCTTCCTCTTCCTCCTCGCCATCATCCTTCGCCTCATCCTGCTGAAGCAGCTTTAGCAGCAACGCATCAACCAGCCAGGATGGCAGCTTGTTGCGCAAATCCGCTAATTCGCCAGCCACAAACATCGGCTGACCACTGCTGTCTTTTGCCTTGCTGATCAGCAGCTGCATGGCAAAATCGGTGGCATCATCGCTCTTGGCTTGCTTCTGCGCCCGAGTGCGTTCTGCCAATGTCAATGGTGTCATCCAAAATTCAAAAACATCGCCATTAGGCAAGTCGATGGTCTTACGTTGCGGCTGCATTGTCACAGCAGCCATCAATTGATCAAGCGCGCGCATAGTCTTTTGTGACCTCTTGCACAGCATAAACAGGCCAAGGAGCTTGGACCAGTGCCTTGCTCCTATAGCACTGCCACGGCGAGGTCAACCGCAGGCACAGTCTAAAGACACAAAAAAAAGGGAGGTCCGAAAACCTCCCCTTCCCATTCCAGCAGTTGCAGTTTAGGAGATCAGATTGCCAAAGATGTTTGTGGCATCGCTTAGGCGGAAATTGATCTCGGCCTGTGTTGCATCCTCAGGAGCAGAGCTGACGCTAAAGCCAAAGATGCTCACGTGAGCTTCGATGAACAACGATGCGTTGTCATCGGGCTGGCCGGTTCCATCATCAATGGTGGAAACGTACAGCTTCACGCGTGCGCCATCTTGCCGCTTCAGCAAGCTATTCGCAAGCAAACGGTTTGAAAGGGCGCTTTGATCAGGCGTGAAATACACCGTCATCGATCCGCTGGCGTCGAGATAACCAGGGATGTATGACTTGGTGGGTGCATACTTGCCAACAGCTGCAACACCACAAGGCAGTGTTGTCGTTTCGATTTCGTCTCGTGTCAGGTCAACAGAGAATGTTGCGACTTGGCAGACAGCCGCATAGGTTGAGTACGAAATCGCGATGTGATTGGCAGAGCCTGCAGTGTCAGCAGTGCCAGTACCGCCGTCACCGAGAAGAGTGATCGGTGTGCCGCCAGAAGTGGCGGAAACACTGATTGTGCTTGCGGTAACTGCAGTCACGTAATACGTGGTGCCAGCAGTCAATGCTGAATCAAGGTTTGCGGACCCTTCCTCGGCAAAAACGACCGGATCGCCAACGCGATAGTCTTGATTAGTTGGCACCGTAATTGCAGTGCCTGCAGGAAAATCAGAGAAATCCTTTAGACACCAAGACGTGCCGGATGGGATGAAATATACAGAGCCCTCGGAACCCGAGATGGCCGACTGTGAACATGCAACAGGCATTTGAAAGCCTCAAAAAAACAACAGGTGGGGGCGTTGTTTGGGGGCGACCTGCGGGGGGCTCAGGTTACTCTTAGGCTAGCCATTGGCTGTAAAGGTCGCCGAAACCACAGACAAGGCATATGGCTGCGCACCACCTAAAACAGGCGTTGGCCCTTCAATGTTGCCGATACGTGGCCTTACGCCGTTTGGATCGCTCACCTTGGGCATCCCTACCAAAGTTTGAATGCCAATCTGAGCCAGCTCCTCCAAGCGCTTCATGCCGGTGCCTCTTGGGGTGTAGCAACTGATTTGAACTGAGCCGCGGATAAACTCAATGTTGCTTTCTTCTGAACAGATAGTGGGCAATGCGGTAGAAGGAAAGCCGATCGACAAGATGACGTGCTCAGAATCTGGCGGTGCTTCCTGCACGTTGTCATAAATTAGCGCAACGCCTGCATTGATTTGGTCGCGTGGAAACACGTCTGCGTTATCGTAATTTGCGGTGCCAGGATCAAATGCTGGTGAGCTGTAACCTGGCGCATCCATGCAAAGCGAATCGACGCTATTGTCTACGTCTGCATTGCTGTAGTCAGCAATGGGAGTCGTAATGCAAACGGCAACGGCGTTGTTGTAGTCAACTGCGGCAGTCGAGTCAATGCCGCCATACGAAGCGGCAAATGCACTCTCAAATAGCGATCGGATCGTTGCGTAGCTCATTTGGGAAGATAAGCGACAATACGCTTACGCAAGTCTGCTGGCATCTGACCGACAATCGTCGTAAACCAAGCTGCACCACCTACGGCATTCTTTGCCCATTTTGGATCAAAGGCAACGCGTTCGGCGTATGGCAAATTATTAGTGATGTACCAGTTCCCATCAAACTCGATCACGCCTGAAAACTCAGGCACTTCAGTGCCTTGCCAATCCTTTGGACGCACTTCGCTGCTTGGTTGGTCTTGGCCGATATACCAAGACGAGGCCATCCTGCCAGTTGCTACCGGGTTGTTCTTGGCCAGTTTGCCCTGAGTAACCACAATGTGCTCAGCAAAGGCCTTGTTCAGCGCCTTGCGGATGTTGGGCACTTGCTGGTTTAGCGGAACCGACTTAGCCATTACGACATCCTCGCAATTACTTTACAGGCGTATCTTGTGTCACCTGAAAACTGCGGGTTGATCTCAACAATCTTCCAGTCAGAGCCCTCGTAACGGATTAAGTCTAATGTTGTCGGCCACATCTCACCGATTCTGGCAGAATTGATCCACACTTCAATCGCTTGGACTTGCTGGACTCCGCCGCCTTCATTGGTCACCATCTTTTTTGTGACCGCACCTGCAGCATCATACATCTGCCGCGTTATTGATACATCGCCAGTGCTTGGGTCGTACCCTTGCCGGATTTTGACATACTGAAGGCCATCAACCCGGTACAGATCGACCAGGCTATCTGCCAAAGGCTTTGCCCATTGATCTTGAAAGGCCATGGCTAGCTCCTCACCCTCAAGGCAACCTTACCGGCGCCTGTCGAGGTGTCAGACCAGCAGCCAAGGATGTCCACTAGCTGGGGATACTTCTGCAGGATCAAAGGCGCGCTTGCATCAACCTTGGTTGAAGAACCCTCCTTCACGTCGTAGAACTCTTGGCTAAGCTCGCCAAGCTGCTGACGCTTCACGGCACCAAGCGTTCCGCTTTCAACCGTGCCAACTGTCGGAGGTGTCGTGTGAAGCTCCAACGCCAGATAAGACGTGGCTTCAACAATCTCCTTGGGCAGCATGTCGCATTTGGCCTCGATATCACGGCATGTTGCCTTCGATCGCGGCCACTGCAGCGCTTGCTCTAAATCATCATTGTTAGTTGATGGTGTGCAACGCTTGCCTACATACTGCAGCATCTCAAGGTTGCGTGTTGCAGCCATCAACGCAGTTTCTTTCTGCGCTGTAGTCAATGCAGACCACTTGGCCTCAAGCATTGACCCCAAATAGTAATCATCAGCCTGAGCGACGCTGATGTAGCTGGTGGCTGTGCTGCTTCCAAGCGTAGAGACAAAAGCAGGCATCAGACAAGCTCAGTGTGAGTAATTACGAAGCCTGCACTCAGCAGGTACTCTTTCATTTTAGAAAGGTCGATCCTTTCAACGTCAAACAGCTGGAAAATGCCTGACTTGTAGGCGTGGATGCGAACCATGTTGACCATCTTGCCGAGGCTTCGGGGATGAAGCCTCAGGCTAGGCGCCACTCCTCAGCAAAAGATCACTTGCCCTTCTTGCCTCCTTTTGATTTTGGCTTTGGCTTCTTGCCGCCGTAGTGACCTGGCATTTCGGGAATGCGATTGCCAGCAGTCTAGATGCAAAAAAAAGGAGCCCGCAAGGGCTCCGTAGGGCGAACAGTCCAAAGCCAGTATGGCTCAGGCCACAACGCCGCCAAATGGGCTGTTCACGGTCAGCTCGACCATTGGGATCAAGCGGGCATCGCTGTAAGCAAGGCCCCAGTTGCCAGGTGTTGCCAACTGCGCATTGGTCGGACCATCCACCGAGGCAGACCAAGTGGTGCCAGGAACGTGCATCAGGTTGCTGTAATGCACAGCAACTGCATCCTGCAAGGATTGGATGTTGCGATCGGTTTCGATGCGCACAGGGAACTGATCGCCAGTTACCACGCTTCCATCGCCGAACAAATAGCAGACGAACTGCTCTTGCTCGCCAACGGCACCGCGGATCGGCATTTGCGAGTCCACGATCACCCGAAGGCCCATCATGAAGCCGATATCAGCGCGAGTAACGCCGATTCCGCCGCCACCCCAAGTAACAGCACCACCAGTCGACAGAGCGCTAGTGGAGAAGGTCAAAGCACCGACCTGCTCAAGGTATGCAGCCACAGTGGGGTGCATAGCAATGGTGGTCAGGCTGCCAGCCCGATCACCTAGCAGGTACTTGGCCTCGGTGATGTTGGCCGAGGTCAGATAATTGGCCTCAGCTGCGCCGGTAGTAACCGACTTATTCAAGGCGTTGGTGGCGTTCAGCGGACCGCTAGGGCCAAGCAGACCAGTTAGCTGCGAAAGCAGCTTCGCGGTCATCTTGCGGTCCATGTCAGCAGCCAGCTGGCTACGGAAATGGGCCAGAGGATCTTCACCTGTTTGATAACGGCTCAGATCATCACAGCTGAACATAAAGCCGCGGTACGTGTGGGTGGCGTACTGCGTCGAGGCGGTGACCTTCTGGCTGGTGAAGTAACCATTGCCATTGGTGCCCCAAGTATCGCTAGAGGAAATTAC